CTAATTGCTTGTGCTTTTTTGAGCAATTAATCTTTTATATTTGTCTAATAGCTGTTCTTCCGTTTCCTGATGCTGCGGATCTTTAGGAATACAGTCGACTGGACAAAATAATTGACATTGTGGCTGATCATGGTGACCAACGCACTCGGTACATAAATCTGGATTAATTTCATAAATCACTTCACCCATAAAAATAGCTTCATTTGGGCAAACTGGTTCACAAACATCACAGTTTATGCACTCATCGGTGATATATAACGACACTTTACCAACCTTGTTGATGTTTACGTTCAAAAGCTTCAACCACAGCTTGCGGAACAAACTTGGTTACATCACCTTTTAAGCGTGCAATTTCTCGAATCAACGTCGAAGAAATAAAAGAATACTGTTCGGAAGGTGTTAAAAACACGGCTTCAAAATGTGGGTCCAACTGGCGATTCATATTAGCCAATTGAAACTCATATTCAAAATCAGATACTGCTCTTAAACCGCGAAGTACTGCTGTAGCCTTTTGCTCTTTGAAAAAATTAACCAATAAGCCATCAAAACCTACAAATTCAACATTTGATAGATGGCCTAATGATGACTGTGCCAGTGCAACTCTTTCTTCTAGACTGAACAAAGGGTTCTTATGATGTCCAATTGCAATTGCTACTACGACCTCATCAAACATTCTTGATGCTCTAGTAACTAAATCAACGTGCCCATTTGTGATAGGGTCAAATGTTCCAGGATAAATTACACGCGTTTTAGACATCCGCTAGTACTCTAATTGTATTGTGCACCTATTTTAGCAAAAGTTATACATGAGGCGAAATATTGATGTGTGGGAAAAAACTTCACCTTGGCATCAGTTTACGGCACAATAGGGGCAATTGTGGAAGTTTGAATTATGGCGAAAGCAACAGTAGTAAAGAATAATAAGTGTCGATGTTTATTTTAATTCTCTATAGTTCCTTTTTTAAAGCTAAGTTTTTGAATTATAAAAGTTGTTGTTCTTATTAGTTCCTTTTAGTTTGTTTACATCCTCCAAAAAAACGGGTAATAATGCGGGTAACAAACTACTTACCCTTACCTCATGGCCTCTGTAAAACTTTCCGACCTAAAGATTAAAGCACTAAAACCTAAAGAAAAAGTCTACAGAATATTGGATGCAGATAGACTTTACATAGAAGTTCGCCCTTCAGGAGCTAAAGTTTGGCGGTTTAAGTTTGTTTTTAATGGTAAAGAATCTTCTATGAGTCTTGGCGAATACCCGGCTATTACTTTGGCAGACGCTAGAATCTTAAAGGATGAAATGCGAGCAAAATTAGCCAAAGGCATACACCCAGTAGAAGATAGACAAAATAATAAGACCAAGGCATTAGAAGAAGGAAAAAATACATTCAACGCTATTGCAGCCGAATTTAAAGAAAAACGTATGACGTTGAAGTCTGAAATTTATCAAGAGAAGTTCGATACTGCTTTAGAAAAAGATATATGCCCAGTTATTGGCAAAAAAAATATTAAAGATGTGACTGCGGCTGACGTATTGAAGATTTTAAATAATACGATTAATCGTGTTACTAAAGAAACCAATGGAAAAATGACGGGTGAATCTGCTGCTTTACAAAATCGAAGATTCATTGGTGCTGTAACTCGTTATGCAATTGCTACTTTAAGGCTTGAGAACGACCCTACTTATGCTGTACGTGATGTGATCAAGCGCCCTCGTGTAAAACATGCAAGAGCCTTAACTAAAGAAGAAAGAAAAAAGGCAAGAACTCAATTGCCTAAATACAATGGAACAGAGACTGTTAAGAATGCTGGCTTCATTCTCTTATATACAATGCTTCGGGCAATTGAAATTAGAAAGATGCAATGGAAATGGGTCGAGTTTGATACACGACTTATTAGATTTCCAGAAGAGGCAATGAAAAAATCCAGAATCCATATTCTCCCTATATCTGACCAAGTATATGAAGTACTTAAGCGTCAATATACAATCTCTGGTGATAGCGAATTAGTTTTCCCTGCTATTTTCAGTAAGAAAAATGATGGCATGTTAGCTAAAGAAACGCTTAACAGTATGCTTGAATATATTGGCTTAAAAGGCGTGACCACTCATGATTTTAGGGCTACAGCTTCTACCCTACTATATGAAAAGGGCTATGAGGAAGCTTGGGTAGAAAAACAGCTTGCTCATGCTGAATCTAACAAGACAAAAGCATCTTATGACCATTCACAGCACTTAGAGGCTAGACGGAAAATGATGCAAGACTGGGCTGATATTGTAGATAGCTGGAAGGAGTGAGAATGAAAGACTGGATCTGCTTCTACATTGAGCATACTATTAAATATGGTAAGCCGTTCTATAAAGAGGCTGGTTGGTCTTTGGGCTTGAAGAATAATTATGTGGTTTTGAGTGAATTAATAAGTTAAACAAGGAATTATTATGGGTGAAGCAAAAAAACGTGGTAGTTTTGATATTAGAAAAGAGCAAGCTTTGAAGTTAAAGTCCCGCGAAGAAACAGAAGCCTTGCGAGCGCAGAAAAAAGAAGAGCAAGAGGAAACAATTTATAGAGAAAGATTGCTAGCATTTGCTAAAAGTAAATTAAGCATAACTAAACCTCGCCTACTACAGTTTACTAAATCTATTGAAGAATCCTTAATCTCTAAAAATTATTTTGCTGCCTTAACTATCGCATTAACCCTACCTGATATTTGTTGCTCCCTAGAAGATGAAAACAGGCGAACATCGGGTAAAAAGTATGCTGAATGGTTTCAGAAATATGTTGGTTCCAAATATACCAGTAAGATCGGCCATGAAAAAGCTGAGACTATTTTTTTATCTGGGGAAGAGTGCTTTGCTTTAAGGTGTACATACCTTCATAAAGGAATTAATCATATTGAAGATGAGAAAATACTTAAGGACTACGAAGGAGGCTCTAATAAAATTGAATTCATGGCTGAAATGAATTCTGACTGCGTTATAGTAAATGGTGTTTTATTACTAAAACTAGAGAATTTCTGCTGTAATATAATTAAAGGCGTTAATCAGTGGTTATCTGATAAAAAAGATGACTTTATTATTAGAAAAAGAATAAGCGAAATACCAGAAATATACACCAGCAGTTTCTCACCAATACCTGGAGTTCTCATAGGTGGATAACGATTTGCCCTCACTTAGAGGGCTTTTACACATATCCCAACATTAACTGAAGTGTTAATTGTGTGAGCTGTGCAACCAGAGAAAAGGATGCACAGCAATGTGATGATCGATGCAACTTTGGTACGTTTGCACATATAAGTTACTTCTTTAAAAAGAGTGCTCGTTCTGCTTCTCGGCGACGAACTAGACCTTTCAAAACTTTTCCGCCTGCCTTATTCCAGACAAGGAATTGATCAGCAGCGCCTTGATAGTCACCTTTATTCAGTTTTTTTAATAAGGTTGAATTATTAAAAGCACCTGAGCCAATGTTGTAAGTCAGTGAAACCAAAGCATCAAACTGATTTTGATTTAGCGGTACAGTCACAGACTCATTTACTGTTTTTTCAAATTTAGCCAAGTCGTGTTTAAAGTAAGCTTTAGCTTGCTCAGGTGTGCAAGTGTCACCTTGCTTAACCTTCGCGCCATTTGGATAAACTGTGGTGCCAGTGCCAATGGTCCAGACTCCAACACCATCGTCATAAGCTTTGAATCTTGTGCCTTCAAAACCAGAAATTAGGTCAACGCCAACATCACTTGTCGTTTTCCCACTTGGTGCAAGTTTATCGACCACTTTATTCAGGTCATCGACTTGGGATTGTGTAAGCTTCCCGCCTGCAATGACACGGGCAGCATCGAAGAATGGTTTAGTTGTCATTTGATTCACCTTTCTTTTTCTCTAACTCAGAACTACCAAAATAAAAGCCGCATGCAGTTGTCATAGCCCCTGCAATGAAACCCAATGCCGTATTGATCAGATTGCTATTTTCACGTGGCATATCCACAAAAAATAAAGCAATCACTAAAACAAACATTAATCCCACCAATGCAAAAGCTAGATATGCTCGAGTATTTTCACTATTCATCGTCCCGCTTCCTCTAACCGTGATACTTTCTCTTTAATTAAAGATTGGTCTTGGCTTAATTGAATAATTGAAGATCCAACCCAAGCGCACAGTGAAAATACGATGCCCGCAAAGATGCCAAGCAATACACGCAGCACAGATATTCCACCATCTTGCGATGCTGTACGGTTTTCTAAATTGGCAACTTTAATATCTAAAGTATCGATATCTTTCTTGTTCTGTTCGCTAGTTTCCTTATGTGCTTCATTAATGAAAGTCAGTCGAGTAACATGATCTGACAACATGCGAATATCACTTTGAATAGAGTCAATTTTCTTTTCGAATCTCAACCCATACGATTCATTTTCAGTCATGCCTTCCCCCTAATTTCGGCAATAAAAAAGCACCCGGTTGGGTGCTGTTATTTCTTCATTTCAATTACACTTAATGTTCTTGAAGTAATCATGAAAGTATTGTTAGAACTTATATTCAATGGAATATTAACACCCTCCTGCCTTGCAAAACCTGCTCTAAGTGTATAGGTGACATTGCCCACTGTACTAATATCATCAATAGCAGAGACGATAACTGCAGTACCATTGAAATTGACATTAATATTTCCTGTCTCAATGTTTGCACCTAGTGAGCCCCTGCCTATTAAAGACCCATTCCTATATATTGAAATGTAGAAAGAGGCCATTGCTCTATCATTCGCGGCAATTGGATTACCTCGTCCGTCACTTACACTAAAAGCGCCAAAAGTAGGTGTGCAAATATTTACTGAAGCATCAATTCTAACTTTTCCACCACTTCTATTTAACGTTACTTGTAAAAGTGTACCTATATGATTTTCCCACGCTGATAGGTGGTTGTTAAAATCATTATTAGGCAACCCGCCAGTTGATCCTCCTGAAAAACTATTGATAGTTTTGATATCAATTGCTTTTACACCTATTGGAACTGTTACAGCTTCATCTTTAATTTTTAAAGTATCAACTGCTCCATCTTCAATATTCGCAGTCTTGACTTTAATTGTCCCCAAGTCTGCACTAATAGCACTTAAGCTATCAGCCCAGATTCGATTGGCATTGATATATCCAAAACTACCATTGTCGACATACAAACCACGCGGAATAACAGTACCGTTTGGCAAAGTAACCGGAGTGTTTTGCAGGGTCATTAATGGTTTAGGTTCTACACCATCAACACCGACAGGCGTACCAAACTGAATTGCATCATAATTGAATATGAAAGTTGAAGTCGTACCATCATTCATTGATCCATGACCAGAAACATGGCCATTTACATCGAACTTAGTAAACTGCTGAGCATAGATGCCATCCACACTTTCACTGACATTTTGAATAGACGCACTATTCTCACCGACTTTTGTATTTAACGTTTCCGTTACTTTAATCGTTGAAGAAATTGCACTTGAATTTGCCTCGAGCTGGCGCTTGAATACGGCATTGTTCTCATTCATCTGAGCAGAAAGCTGTTCAGTAAGTTTAGCTTGGGCCAAATCACCTTCGATACGAGCAGATTGCTCTGACCATACGCCTGCATAACCTCCTTCATTTCCGATTAAGTCAGATTCTGACCCGATCAATGGAGGATTAATTTGCGCATAAACTCCATCAATCCTTGTAGTTTGGGCAATAACTTTGTCATCTACATTCTTAATGTCTGACTTAACTTGCGTCAATTGTCCCGTTGAAGCTTTATCGTCAAGCTCAAGATTAATGGAATCAATCGCTTCGGCATTTGCAGCTGACTGATCAACTGCAATTTGTGCAGATTGGCGTAAAGTTGCAAGAGCACTGTCATTACTTGCGATATACGTATCAATCTTTTGAACTGTTACTTTGTCTCCCTCTATACGCGCTTGAACCTCTTGCTGAGCGTATGCACGTAAATCATTTACTTCAACAACGGTTGTATCAATGCGCTTACTAAGTGCCAAGTCTCCTTCGATCATTGCCGATTGAACAGACCATGTGCCAGCAAAACCTTGATCATTACCAATCAAATCTGATTCCGAGCCGATTAGCGGAGGGTTAAGCTGTGCATACACACCGTCCGTTTTTTCAGCAACTAATGAAAGATCATTTGCAACAACTCGAATACTTTCTTGAGCCGCTGCAATTCCCTCATCACTTGACTGTTTAACAGTATTTACAACTTCAAGAACACCTTCATCACCTGCAATGATTTGCTGTGATAAACCATCTTTGGCTTGCTGAACAGAGTCTTTACGATCTTTAACTTCTTGTGCAATCCGATCTTTCGTATTCTGAATATCTTGCTTAAGTGGACCTATTTCAGCATCAATAGTCTCAATATGATCAATCTTGGTTTTAAGATCCTGACTAAGTTGTGTTTCACTGATTTGATCATTCAAGAGCTCAAGAACATCTGTTGCATCGGCTGAAGTTGTCGCATGAGTCCAGTCTGACCATGGCCCAATATTCCCGATCCTATCAATCAAACGGCCACGATAAAATTGAGTTAAATTTGGCTGCAAACCCTGAAGAGTATGAGTCGTCGTTGGATACGCAAATAAGCCTAATTGGGCAATATTGCTGGTACCATCCGGTGAAACTTGAATTTCAGTATAAGCTGTATCAAGCGCACCGGTTGCAGGAAAGCCCCAATTTAGGCGCATACCAAACAAAATGCCTGTTGCTTGGATGAACGCTAAAGCAGGTGGTAAACCTTGTTTTCCAGAAAGTTCCGTCAATACTGAATAAACTGGTAAAGAAGCAATCTCAAAAGCTGAAATCGCTGTAACACGTGCTTGATACTGCCCCGCATAAATACCAGGTACTTCGACTGAGTTATTGCCAGTAACTGGAAGCTTGATCCAGCTGCCGTCATCTTTACGCCACTCAACTTGATATTTAACCGCGCCCTTAGCCTGCGCCCAAGATACAATCATTGTTGCTACATTGATGCCCTGATCAACTCTGCTTTCACTAGTAACAACGACATCTGTTACAGGATCCTGAATTGTTGGGTTCACAATCGAAATCGGGACCTCATCAAAATAAGCGCCCTTATCAATGGCATCAAATTTGGCTGGGTTATATTGAAGTGCAGTCACTGAAAATTGATGACTTTCATCTTGAGTAATCGAGATCACTCGAAACTTCATTGTTGCTAAATCTTGGGCATCTATAACCCATACATTTTGAGTGGCAATCGCATCAAATTCATGAGTAACAGTTACCACTCGACCCGATATCGATTGAACAATTCGAGTTTGAGCTTTGCCATCCTCGCCATTAATAATCAGTCGGTCTCCAGCAACTGCCACAACGTCGTCACGATCTAGCGTAATGCTTTTACGATCTGCCGATATTTTAGATATACGTCCACCGTTTGATCGACCAGCAAACAATGGATCTGCAATATCAATAACTCTTCCCGGCTGCGGAATATGGCCATCCAAACCAACTTTAAAACTCACCGTTCGAGTTTCCAACTGCTCAGACTTTAAAGCCCACCAGCCTGCTCTCTGCGCTTGTCCACGCGAAGTGCATCCCCATGCGTCAAGCTCAAGAATACGAACTTGGCCCGCTTCAGCAATTGCTTTCTCATCACGAACAAACTCATACTCGGTTTTATAGTGATTAGCCGGGTTATCCCACGCAATTTTTACAACATTATGGCGATCACGTGCACGGGTACCTGAATATTCAAAATTGCCATCAATGACATTGGCACGCGTATAAGTAAAATAAGTATCTTGGGGAATATCCGCATCACAAATAATGCTATTACCATCCCAAAATGTGATAGCACGGAATACACCGGCTAACTTAGTTAAAATCTCAAATGCACCTTCGGCACTCTGAAGATAAACATTACATGTAAAGCGTGGTTCTTGACCGCCTAATCCGTTCGGTACCATTTGGTCACAGTATTGTGCCAAGCGATATAAAGACCACTTATCAACCATTAGCGGGGTTAAGCGGTCACCCAAAGCATAACGGTCTACTGTGCATATATCGTAATAGATCCATGCCGGGTTATTAGAATAGGCTTCTTTGAAAGTACCGTCCCACATCCCGACATATTGTCGTGTAGCTGGATTGTAGTTAGTAGGAACCTTTAGAATTCTTCCCTTTGTATCTGCAGCAACTTTAGCAACGTTTCCAAAAGTCTCAGCATCGTATTGAAGGCCCAATAATGCTGTGTTTGGGTAACGTAATTTCGCATCAATGACTTCAGTCACTGCTTCAATATACATCTTGTCACTGACATACTCTGAAGTTGAGTTCGGAGTAAGTCTGCGAACTCGAATTAGCCAACCTGAGTCAGCTCGAGGTAAATCAATGCGGTGTGCTCGCTCGTAATTTGCAGAGGTTTTATCTGAAATCTTGGTTTTTAGTACTTCAGTCCAGACACCTCCATCTGTCTGTAAATCGATTGCGTATTCGATCGTTACGCCTGATACATCACCATTTGTAGCATTCTGAGTACGCAAAGGACCCCACTTTAAGCGCAAACGAACAGCATCAAGATCAAGATTACTAAAAGCTCGAACCCATGGCGTTTCAGACTTTAACTCCACATCGATGGCAGTTTCACTTTCTACTGCAGGAAAACCCTCAATGTATTCCTGATCATTAGTACCATTTCTAAAATCAACTTTTACATTTTCAAAGTTAAGGCTTCCATCTGCATTCTGAAGTGGAGTTTCTTCTAAATAAATTGACTGAAGCCCATTAGCTAAACCTTCAATCTCGCCTTCAGCTAAACCATATAGAACCTTGATAAAGGTTTTCGATTGAGCAGAATCTGGTGAAATGACAGGTTGCCGTTGTTTATTGCTGCCCTTTTTTGCGCCTACTACTGCATTCATAAGAAATCTCACGCAATAAAAAAGGCGCTAGAAAGCGCCTGTTAAATAATTAAAATTTACATCTGATCTTCAGGATATTGACCAGCACTGATAATGAAGCCGCCGATTTCCCGTTGACCATAAAGAATTGGAACAGGATTACCTTGTGCAACTGTAGTTACTGCACCGCCAAAGCCTTTGTTGGCACGGTTGCCGTCTTGGTTTTGGTCTTGAGTATTATCAATTTTTGGCATGAGCATTGATGCAACCCCTCCCATAGCCATGCCAGCACCTGCACCTATCAATGCAACCTGAGCAGCCTGACCAATACCTGGTATAAATGAAGCAGCTATCAGAATCGCACCAAGTACAAGTTGCAAAATCCCATTATTGCCACCAGCCCCCATTACACGCGGGACGATATGAATAGTGTCTGCTTCAGTATTCATATCAAGCTGTTCTTCACCGATATTGTCACCAGTGATTAGGCGCTTAGTTTCATGATCGTAAATTGCTGGGCGTTTCTTGCCTCGCTTATTACTTGAGTTCTTTATTTTTAAAAACACGGCAAAGCGTAGGCCCTGCTCATGTGCATGCAACATAAAGTGTTCAAAGCCAGCGATCTGAACAGATAAAGCCCGCATAGCTTCGCGCGTATTGGCAACATCGAGCTTAAATTCACGACCGAACTTTTGCCCCAAGATGCCGTACAACTTAATTGTTTTTAACATCTCTATGCCTCAAAATTTTTACCGTGCGATCTTTCCACTGTTGGCCATAAATTTCGCGTACTGACTTTCTGTTATACGGATGATGAAGGATTAAACTTGAACCTATGCATTGCTCAGTTTGCTCCGATTTAAGCTGTCCATTATCACCCAGCCAAACAACCGCATGATTAGGATGCTCGGTACGCCCAACCCGACAAACCAACATATCGCCATATTCTGGTTTATCAACTTCAAAGAAACCTGCTTTTTCGTAATTTTCAAGGTAAAGAGAAGGATGATCTTTATCTTCCCACCATGCATCCTCCCGCTTAAAATCCATAAGCTCTATACCTAATTCACGACTATAAAAATCACGTACAAGCGCATAGCAATCTTGCCAGCCATGAAAATAATTACGCCCCACTAAAGGGGCGCGATAATCGCAAGGCTCGTAGACTTGAAAATCAAGATCTGGATATGAACAAATCACCCACGGTTTTTTGTGCAGTTCAATTTGTATCAAATCAAGCTCAGATGCTTTTGTAGTTCCATCTGGATGAGAGTGCACATAAGCTAAGATTTCGCCTTGATCTTCAGCACTTGCCAAGTCTTCGGGATGAATTTCAAACTGATCAGATTGAGCGGAAACATTGCGGCAGCGGATATATTCTTTTCCAACAATTACCCCACAGCATTCATGCGGATAGCATTCATCGGCATGGGCCATGATTGCTTTTTTGGTTTTTGCTGTAAGTTTCATAAAACCTCACAATAAACTTGATGCAGGGAACCCGCCAAAAGGCAATGGCTTGTTTTCTCCAAAACGCAAACGGCATGAACGCAAACTCCCACTACATCGATCTAAAGCTGGATCATTGGTAGGCTCATCCTTATCGGTGAACATTGCCGCTCCGGTATATCCACATTCCTCACCACGGTAATTGCCCATCATGCACCAATGACAAAGTGAAGTAATTTGTCGAACTGGGATTTTCAAACCCTCAAAATCGATTGGATTGGACAGCTCAAAAGTTACTTGCTGGGCGTTTTCAGATGTCTTTTGCTCGATGTACCAGATTTGCTCTTTTGATTCATTCGATGCAGTTGGATTACCTGCTGTGAAGTTTTCGGCATCTAGGTATTTGGCAAGTGTGGTAATGACTTTAAGCTTAGCCCCAGCAAAGTCTTTAAACTGCAAACAGTAAGCAGACACAGCATTTTGAATACCGTTGATATTGTTGGCCATGCTTAAAGTGGGCGCTGAAGCTTTACCATCACTTCGCATTTCAAGCCCAGATACTTCCAGGGCCATCGGCTCAAAAACTTGACCTTGCCAGATAATATTTCGGTTCCATACTTTCTGATCACCGGTATCAAAAATCTTTCCAATGCTGCCAGAGTCGGCACCAATTAAAACTTCGGAACCAATTGAAGAGTAGATTTTCTCCCAGTCTTCATAAGAAATATGACCATGAAAACGTAAAATGCCAGCGCCTAAACTGCTGGCATCTAGTTCATACAAATGGATTAATCCATCGACATACAGCTTCTGGAAATCACTATTCAGGGTCATAAGTCACCTCGTCATAGATTGGATTTCCATCTTTGTCTAAGACTGGCACCTCGTCATAGATTGGATTTCCATCACTATCAACTGCTTGAACCCATTCAAAAACTGGCTCACCATTTTCATTAATGACTGGTTGATTCGTTAAGATTGGGGTACCGTTTTGATCTGTTTGAATGTGAGTTACTGGTTTTTGGTAATTTTTACCGCCAACAACAACTGGATTACCAGCATCATCAAATAGATCTTCATATTTAGTGATGTAAGTCAATTGCGGTGCATATTTTACTTGCTGGACCATACGCGGTTGTTTTTCAGTACGTGGAATTTTTCTGACGATTGTCTTTTTAATACTGTTTAAACGAATGTCGATCCATCGCGGCTCACCATTTGCATTGTTCGGAATATCGATTGGTGCATCGAGATTCGCAACTATATCGCCCTCATCATTTAGCTTTTTCTTGAATGTCTTAATTTCAAGATCACCGTTTTCTAAAGTTTGATATTCAACTGCACAGATTTTATTGCCATGGGTATCTGTTGGGATCTCAATCCACCAGCCCTCCTTCGCAAAACCTGAAGAACCTTTTACCAGATAATGCCCAATGTCTAGTTTCTCAAATGAAAGTGGCTGTTCAGCAGCTTCATCGTTAGGTTCAATTTTATCTACAAATAATCGAATAATTGGAGATGCTTTTTTAATAAAGCCGTTCGCATCAACTGTTGTGTTGGCGCTATGCAAAATATTGAAATAGCTAATTGAGTTGGATGACCATGTTCTAAACCCCATTTGTGCAGTACCATGCAGACCGACAACAATCTGCGCGCCGAGCGAATTATCGATCCATGGTAAGTTAACTACTTGCTGATATGCAGGCATTAAAGAAGCATCACCGTTTTGAATACCAGCTATAGCAAAAAAACCACCCTTTACAATTCTTTCTGCGCTACCGACGTATTGACTTGTAGCACCTATACCAAATGCACCAACTTCCATCACATTCCCAGCAGCAGTACCCACATATCGGCTAGCTGCATGAGTGTTGTTTGTAAAGTTTTCATTCATTTTTGCGCCAGTAGAGCGGAACGTATCACCACCTGCGCCAGTCGGTGCCGAACCAAGATTTACTGTTTGAATCGTCATTTTCTTACTCGCATAAAAAAAGCCCCTATTAAGGGGCTATGAGATAGTTAGTTGTTAAGGGTAAAAAACTTGGGTGAACGTTGTGGAAATTTGCCAAGTGTCACCACCGATTTGGCGAGGTTGATATTCTGGGCTAGTTTTTACCCGAACTTCACCATCTAAAGGAGAATCCCAAAGAAATGAGTCTGCTCCCTTGTGCTGATCGAAGAATGCTTTGATCTGCATAATTTCAGCTTTATAAGCCGTTCTTTGATATGTCCATTCACCAGCTCGGTTATTGATGCCTACAGCAATGTTTTGTTCATAACCATCACCGAACTTAGAAGACAATGTATTAAAACGTTGGGTATTACTATTCCCGTCTAGGTCGCACTCGAAAGTGAATTTTAGGTTGCTCATAAATTGAATCCATAAAAAACCGACCTCTAAATGGGTCGGTTTAAATATTTAGTTTCATTACATTTTCCAAAGATATGTACAGATAATCAAAGTGATAAGGATTGCAATAAAGCGCCATGCTTTCATTTCATTCATTTCCTTTAGACACCAATAAATTAATTTGATAAAATCTTCCATATAGATTGTTTTTCACCTTAATTTTGACGAGTTAAGTTGATTAAAAAACCCCAGCGCTACCAACACTGGGGTTTTTGCTTTTTAGGATTTTAAAATCCCATCTTCTTTAATTCCTCATACGGTTTTTCGCATTCAGTAATAGAAAAACCACCCGAAGGTGGTTGCTCCCTTCTATAAGTGTAGCTTTAAAAAAAAGCCGCCCTTAGGCAGCTCCTTGTTTGTTCTCTCTTATACGTGCACTTCTATTTAAGTGTTTTATTCAGAAATAGAAAACCAGACACTTGGTCGGGCTTCTTACATTTTAATATTTAATTAATTTTTGCTTTGCATGCAGGAGTAATGTGTGCCTTTTGATCATCCTTAATCAGCTTGTAGCTACCACCTAAACCGTATGCTATTTCAAGGTCTGTAGGGCTTTCAACTTTAATAGTCCAAAAGCTTCCATCTTGGGTATAAATTTTATTGTCTACCTTCTTAATAGATTGAACCTTAGTTACACCTTGGTAATCTTGGCAGATAATTCCAGTTCCATCTTGTTCTAACTTCAATGTTGCTACAGAAACATTTGAATGAGCGCCTGTCCAATATCCAAAGTTACTGGTTTTAGTTGGGCTAAGCTCAAAGAAATTAGCAGTAGATACACATCCATCTAATAAAGCTATAAAACTTAAAATAATTATCTTTTTCATAAAAGAACCCCTATGTTTAGGGGTAATTTAACAAGAGGTTAATTAACTATCAATCTTAAATACATTAAGAAGAATCAATTACCCAACCACCTACAATAGAGTAGATTTCTTCCGAACCGCTAAAGTTCTAGCTTCAAATAAAAAAGAAACCTTTAAGGCTTCTTTTTTATACCTACCACCCTTGTCGTTTGGACATTCGGAATCGTTTTTCAATCTTTGCATCCACCATCGCCTCATTTTGTTTCTGATACTCTTTTAAGATAACTGTTAACTCCTTACCATCCCATTCAGAGGTAGCATCCACTTTTTCTGATGTTTTATTGATAATGGTAACAGTAGGTTGAGACTTCTCAGTTCTTTCAGAATTAATCACATCAAATTGTCTATGCTCTCTAACTGTTGCAATTGCATCCGTTTGATTGTTTGATACATAGCCACCGTTAGCATACCCATTTGGATTACTTTGCCTCATGTTCTCAACAACACTTACTCCTCCCCAGCGTTTGATATCTTCTTGAGACCAAACAACCTCACCTTTATGCACAATGCCAGCTGGAGTATGTTTAAGGCCGTTTCCTGTATAACCACCGTCTGAGAAACCAGCGATAGTTTGCGCTGCAATTAGGCCTGCTTGAGCATATCCAAAGCCTAAGATTGCCGTTGCTGCTGGGACTTTACCAACGAAAGGAAGAGTAATATCAGCAGTAGTTTGTGCAGCTGCCAGATGCGCAGAAACAATCGTTGATGCAATAGCAAATGCTTGCTGCATAGCAAACATAGTTTTATATCGCTTGGATTGTTCGCCACTAGCATCTTTTACAGATTGAGTTAAGTTGGACCAAACTCCTTGGCCTTGGCTAAGTAAGCTAGACCAGATTTGCAGTTGAGAAGTATATTGGTTCTTTTGCAAATCCCTATACTTCTCGTTGTACTCCTCCTGGATCTTGAATTTGTTCTCTTCATGGATCCTAACAGCATCTTCAATTCGCTTATTGTATTCAAGCTGATCAATTTCTTTCTGCTTGAGCTTCATTTTAGCTTCGTCACCCTTATTAATAAGAGTGGCGTCGTTTTCAGAAAGTGCATTTCTTTCTCCAAATTGTAAAGAAAGTCCTGCTCTTTGTTCAAGTGGAGCGGCTAAAATGTCTCGTTCCTGTTTTAGCTCCTGCAATGCCTTTAAATTGGATTGATCATATGCCGCTTGGCGTGCTGCTTTGGTGAGATTTATTAAAGTCAGTTCATGCTGATACTGCTGATCAAGACCTTCTTTTGCAATATCCAATTGTTCTTTAGAAAGCTTGCCTTCAGCCACTAATCTTAAAGCACTAGTTTCCTTCGTATACTCAAGCTTTTCCTCTTCAGTCCACTTATAACCATTTACTTCAAAATCAAATTGCTTCTGAGCTAACTTCTCTTCCGCATCAAAACGCTCATTAATTTTTGGGATTAAATTTGATTGACCTAAAATGGTTGCTTTGTTGATTTCCTCCTCACGTTTTTTGCTTCTAGCAACTGTTTCTGAGTCATATGTTGCCTGTAGCTGTTTAACTTCCTCAAGAGTTTTAGCGCGTGCCTTATATGCTTCATCTTCAAACTTTGAAAGATCGCCGATTGCTTTTGAGGCTGCTTCGGGGTTATCTCCTAAAATTTTATTAAGCTGATTATAGTAAGAGTCTTGTTTGGCTAAATGCTGTGAAGCTTTAGCTTTGCCAAGCTTTTTCCCATCATAGTCCCAGCCAACAAGATTTTTGGCAACGGTTCTCTCTAAACTTCGATAGTCTAAATCGTCATTAAGAAGAGCTGCTTTAGATTTGCTATAACTTTTATCGGTCATCGCCTCTTGCAATAAAAACTTAGCTTGCGCATCTAAAGCATCTTGGGTTTGCTGGATTTTTCCATTTTTATCTAAAACGCCTTGTCCCTGTAAGGACTGCATGAGTTTAGTTGAGCGACTTTTTTGCCATGATAAAAACCCTGTATTGGTATAACCATTATTTGCGTCTTTGTGACTACCAAACATTGCCTCATTTCTAAAATCAGTCTCTCGTCCAACTTGAGCTGTCATTACTCGTGCTTGCTTATCTCCCAATCCAGCATTACGGAATGCTTGATATACACGAAGCATATTTCTTACTTGCTCATTATTCCCTGCGAGCAATACCGCTTGCTTTGTTAGCTCTTTAGTTTGCTTACGCTCGGCATCATTTAGGGCATCCTTTTTATCTTTAAGTACATCAAGGGCCTTTTGAGCTTGTGCAACTAAATCCATCTCCTCTTTAGTGACAATTGCAGTGGTACCAGGAGGAGCAACAGCCTGTTTAGCTTTTTGCAGCTCAATGATCTTTTTAACAGTTTCTTCACTGTAGCCAAGATTTAATAAAGCTAACTCTTCATTAGAGTTAAGAACTTCAGTACGGAGGCTATCAAAATACCCTTTTTGTGCCTTTGAGGCTTTATCTGCGGCATTGGCATTACTATTTAACTCATCAGTATTTCCCTTTACTTGAACAGCAGCATTTTGTGCTTGGTTGCCAGCAAGCTGTACATTAACAGTAAATAATTTCAGTTTCTCCGCAGATAAATTCGCTTTTGACGAGTTCTCATCATACTGCGCGGCTTGCTTTTTAAGGTTTTCATATAGATCTGTAGGTAACTTAATTTTATTTAAGCGCTCAATGGCTTCTGTATAGCTGATAGTTCCTTTACGAGCCTCTTGAGAAATTTTTTCAACTTCCCAATTGCCACGAGCATAGTTTTCGATATCAATTAATGCAGATGCAACTGAACGTGACGATTTGTCTAATGCTTCGTTTTGGGCATTGAATGCTGCCGTTAAATCATCAACCGCCTTTGCTTTATCATTGCCAGCTAATTTCTTTAAAGCGTCATCTGTCTTTTCTGCAACTCGAGCCTGTTCTTCAAGCTTTTTATTAGCTTCAGCTGTGTTGTCTCGCATTAATAAATAGCCAGCGGCTAAGCTAGCCACAGTAATACCAATGCCTACAGGGCCACCAAGAACACCTAGAAGTCGTGCACCAATCCCAACGCTTGCAGCTCCGGCTGCGGCTGATCTTGATTGGGCTACTGCTAGGGCTTCTTCTGCTAATGCCAATTCACGCGTAACTTGAGCCTCAATCTTTTTGAGTTCAGCCATTCGAGTAATTGTAGCTGTTCTGCCTTGCTCGGAAATCTGAGATTTAAGGCGTTGAACCTCTAATGCTTTCTCAGCAGCTATTGCTGCCAAAGTTACTTGTGTATTAGCTACTAGAGTTTGTGTACTAATTAATTGTTGGGCTGCTGCTGTTCTTTCAGCTTGAATTGCAGTGTATTGAGCAACTGTTTGTGCAGCTAATTCTTTAGTTTTTGCTGCGACTGCAACACCAGATGCATAAATTGCTGGGATATAAGTCCCCAGCCAATAAGCGCCACCAAGCATCATTGCTGTTGTTAATGTATCTAGGTTCCCTGCAAGTGTCTGGATAGAACCTGATAATGCTTGTGCAGCACCAGATCCTTTGCCTGACTCGCCAACAAATTTAGTAATCTCATTGCTTAAAAGGGTTAAAGACTGGCTGACAGTAATGTTTGTTTTGGCAAACATCGCGTCAACATCTTTTTCAACATTTCGGAGAGCTTTCACAATTTCCTGTGATGTGATTTTTCCTTCCGCTGCTACTGAACGCAACTCACCTACGGTAATCCCCATACCCTGAGCAATTGCTTTTGCTAATGCTGGGGTTTGTTCCATTACAGAGTTAAGCTCTTCACCACGCAAAGTACCACTGGCAAGTGCTTGCCCGAACTGTACCAATGCTGCATCAGCTGCCTCTGCACTTGCACCACTAATAGCCACTGCTTTTGACACTGTTTCAGTCAAACGTGCAGTGTCATCCATGGTTAAATTCAGTGTTTTAGCATTGTCACTAAAGCGCTGATAAACCTGCAAAACAGAATCCCAAGCCGAATATGTTTTTTGTGCAATTCGGAATGTATCTTCAGTTGCTTTGTTTAGCTCAACTTGGCTGTTAGTCACTAACTTAAGCCGGTTTTGAAGACCAGTGTAAGTATCCATCTTCGAAATGGCAGCACTTACAGTAACCAATCCAGCCATATATCCAGCAAGCTGACGCGTAGCGACAGATAATCCATCCATAGACTTCGTGGCAAAGTCTCCCTTGCGCTCAATGCTATCTAATTCATTACCTAGATTACGCGCATTACGCTCTGCATTTTTTGCATCAATTACAATGACGAGACGTGATTCTTGTGCCATTTTTTACTTTCCTCTAGGCAATAAAAAACCGACCATTTATAGGTCGGTTTTAGGCTTTAATCGCTGCAATGATTTCTGGTAATTTCCAGATTAGGATTGGTGTGGAAATTATGAATGATGACTTACATGCATCCCACCAATTATATTTTTCTTTCATCGAATGACCTCAATCAATTTGGCAGTTGCATTAAGTATGTTTGAAAACTGCCAAATCAAAATGCCAAGCAAGACAGATCCTGTTACTTTCCAGTAGCCATGTTCTTTCATAATTACCTCTACTTTTTGCAGAATTACTGCTATAATTTCAGGCATAGATTGTATTTCTCCTTAATCTTGCTCCGGTTAAGTTGTAAAAAACCCCAATGTTGACGCATCGGGGTTTTTCTTTGGGCATTAAAAACCCACTCTAGTGAGTGGGCTATTTGGTATTTAAAAACTATTAAGTATGAGTATTTAACCCTTTATTTATTAGCAAATTACTACCAATTTGAATCATTCTTTTGATTTATGATATCAAGACCATAGTTCTTAACTATCCCTTTAATCTGGGAATCAATAATAGGTTTAGAAATATTGTCATAAAATGGGTAGTTATTTACAGCTTGGTGTACATCACTAAAGGTCAATCTGGATTTGCCATCTTTTATCTCTATTTTCAAAGTAAATTCTGCTTTAGTTGATGTATAAGCTAAGCAATTCATACCTTTTACATTGTCAGGGCATTTAAGAGAAAAGTTACCTTTCCCTATGATTATTCCAGTATTTTTATCCGCATACTGAATGACATTGTTTGCAGAATTAAAAGATTTAGCAATCCAGATTTTTGAAAGTTCAAATATTTGATCTTTAGGAATACTATTCAGTTCTACCACCTCAGAATATCCTTTATAAGCATTTCTTTGGACTTCTTCTGGAGAAGGAATAGTAATACACCCATGACTTGTAATAATTCCTAGTGCAGCTAGAATAAAAATAATCTTTTTCATAAAAATACCCTCATATTTGAGGGTAATTTAACAAGAGCTTAAATTACAAGCAATAAAAACTCATACAGACTCCTAGGGGGTGTTATTTCTTATGAGCTAAAGCATAAGCAATATCCGATAATATCTTCCGTTCTGTATCCTTTAGGTTTTTGAACTGATTTCCAATGAACTCTAGGTATACTTCGCTATTATTAGCCGCATATTCATCCACTGCAACTTCAAGCAAATACTTATCTATGATTTGAATTATTTTCAATAAGTTACTTTCTTGGTCAGGCATAAACTTGTCAAGAGATTCTTTATTCCCCTTTAAAGCATAATATAGTCCGAACTTAAGTAACTCATTAATACATGTATTTATCGATTCACCTTGTTGTTCGGAATATGCGACTAGATCTTCATGTATTTTTGGCAGAAGCCGTGCAGGGAATCTGATTAATTCTGATTGCGACATAATTTTTTCCTCAATGCTTGACATCAAGAGTAATATCACTATAGATTATAGTCAAGTGATATCAGTGTTGATGTCATAATAAAACGCCCCGATGATCTTGGCGGATGACGGGGCGAGTTATCAACCACTATGAGGTAATTGATATGTCTAGTTTAGCACTAAGCTTTAATGATGTGAACTTTTCGCCTGTTCAGCACAACAACCAAATTTGGTTAACTGCAAGTGAACTTGCAAAGGCTCTTGGTTACGCCAAATCTGATGCAGTGACTCAAATCTATGAACGAAATAAAGATGAATTCAATAGTGATATGACCTTGACCCTCAAATTGAGTGTCAAGGGATTTGGTAATGGAAACTCACTTAAAGAAACTCGTATCTTTAATCCGCGGGGGTGCCATTTAATTACCTTCTTTGCTCGTACTTCTGTAGCGAAGAAGTTTCGGAAATGGGTGCTTGATGTTCTTGATAAAGAAATTGGCGCACCAGTTGTCAAAACTCACAAATCAGAACGTGAACCATTAACCAATGCTGTAAATCTTCTTGTAGCTAAAACTAAGCATTTGAATTACAGCGATGCTTATAAATTAGTTCACCAGCGCTTCAATGTTCAGCATATTGATGAAATTCCATATGATGCAATACCTGTTGCTGTTGAGTATGTTCACCACTTAATTGCTATGTACAGCAAGGCCGAAAAACAAGGTTCTTTGTTTGATGAAGATCAATTTAAGCTGCTCAAGCACCTAATTGATGCAATTATTTCCCAAAACTTTGCTACCAGTCGAATCTATCGAGCAGCACATATGCTTGACAACGAGCAAGGGCACTACTTAGCTGAATATGCTTTTAAAACTAATATTGCAGTTCTAAAACTTACTCGGGCAATGGATTTAAGAGGACCTCTTAATAGAAAAATCATTAGTGATGACTTAAAAACTATAAGCTATACAACAGGCAATCAACATTATAGCGACCGTTGGTTTCATCCATTGATGGAAGCGGGAATGCTAGCTGGTGCTTTGCGAATTTCTGGTGGTTGGTAGCCTTCTAACAAAAAAGCACCCTAGGGTGCTTTTTTAATTACTACTTGTTTAATTAGCTTGAACACAGTTTTGATATTTATGAGCCACACCATCTAATGCTTCAATAACACCTGGTGCACGTGCTCCAGCCCATGTCCCAACCTGCCTAAAACCATTGTTACTAGATGTACCTGTATTTTGTTGAGCTCTCAAAATATTGCTCATTACAAATTGAACTTTATTTTCTTTCAGAGCAATCTTTGCATCATATTTAACAAAATCTGTAATAAGACCTGCTTGCTGCCCCTTTGTTTTTACATTGCCATTTGCAATGAATGTTTTTTCATTTTCATCTAGATATTTAAAAATAGACTTTCCTTGATGAACTTGAGTATTATTATTTTCATAATATCTACCTGTATATGCCCCCATGAAACTACCAGCTTGGTCATGTAGAACAATATCATCATTTTGGAAAGTTTCAGCAGCACATAGTTTCAATTTAGTGAATGATGTACTCGTTGGATTAAAAGAATAATCAATTTTATCAATGTATGTATCCCCCGCTGAGCTAGCACTTATAGTTGATACATTATTTGGCAATTGAATAGGAGCAACTGAACACCCGCCAAGAATTGAAACCAAACCTAATAAAACAATCTTTTTCATATATAAACCTATCAAATATCAAAATTTAAAAATCAGCTAATAATCCAAATAAAAATTATTAAAGCTATAAATAAAATAACTCCACTGATTATCCATTCAGATTTAGGGTAACCCCATACATTATCTGGATTATTAAAATCAGGTTCTCTTCTAGGTGTTGTTTTCTTAGTATGACTAGAGAACTTAGAATAAGATAAGCCAGTACCTGGAATACCTACTGTTGTGCGAGTACCCTTCTTACTTACATTTACACGTGCACCTTTCCCACCCACAGAAACACTTGATAGCCCTTTTTTACTAACATTGACACGGACTCCAGGAGCAATTTTTATACTTCTTCTAAAGTTTAATCCCATTACATCACCTATCTAGAGCAGATCTTTTTAGAAGCACTTATTGAACCATCTTTGCAAACAAATTTGCTACCATCACAGTGACTAACTCCACCTTTACTACCTGAACACGGCTGTCTACCTCTTCCAGCTTCAGCAAAACTTAAAGAACCTAAAACTAATAAGAAAGTTAAAATAATTTGTTTCATGAATTTCACCATTTGTTATAAAGTTTATGTAATTTAACAACTGGTTAATAATGGCGCAATAAAAAACCGCTATCTCTAGCGGTTCTTTGAATGTTGCTTACTATTTTTGAGTAGTTGGCTTAGAGGTTTGCTCGCCATTAGACGCAGGTACTTTGCGAAGTACTAGAATTACTAAAATGGCTGCTAATGTTGAGAATGCAGCTGTTGCAACCCAAGGATAACCAGCATATAGCGCATATACTGCTACACATAGAATCCCTATTCCTATCAACACTCCAAATATTAAACCAAGAAGGAATAATTGAGAGTTATGTTTTTGATTCTCAATGTTTGCAGTGTTGATGCGCTTATTTTCTGCCATTTGATGGCGAGCCACTTCATGACTCATAGTCTGTTCATTCTCAACAATCTGCATTAAACGACTAGCTAGACCAGGTTGGATTTCTTCAAATGCCTTAACCAAATCAGGAGGCGGGTATGGTGAGTAGCTTTCCGCCTCTTCCACAGCAACTGATACATCATTGCCATTTTTTGTTGCGATGCCACGTTTAGTTCGACGATGTTGAGACATTAATTAGGTATTTATAATGAGTTAAGTTCAGGTTGTTTACTGCGCAAGTCACATGCGATTCTGTTGGTAGCTTTTGTCATGTTTTTACCGACTGCTTCCCAATGTTTTGCTGCATTACCAATTGGTCGCGGATCTTCCATTTTTGCAGGCTCAACAGCATGTACTGGGACACGAGGTGCTAATACAAAAGCTGCTAGCAGACCTTCTGTAAAGTACTTCATACCTTTGTTCATTTTTTATCGCCCTTATATTTAATGGGTGTCATAAAACATACAATTTTTATGACAGAAAAACCCTCTTATCATTTGATAACAGGGTCTCTATAGGAACAAGGGTACGCACTAATGACATTTCTGTCAATAAGGAATCTTTACGGGAATGTCAAGAGAATAGGCGTATTATGTAACATCAAGTGCGCTATATCACGTCGCAAAGTCTAAGTTATGTACCGTACGTCAGCACTTAAGTCTTCGTCGCTCGTTGCGTCGACTTCTTATGCGCCTCATCCAAGAACATATCGTCGAGTGTAAAGATACAGTCATTAAAGATGTATCGTTCAACTGGCAGATCATATTGCTCCACATAAGCATTAATTGCTGCAATATCTAACGCCAGAGGAACACTTTGTTCATAGCGTCTAGATCGTGCAATCGTGTTATATGCAGACAGAATTGCATTAGCTACATAAGAATAGTCAGGAGCATCAGGAAGCTTTACGCCGAGTGCTTCTCTTTGCTTTTTTTCGTGGTCCGTGAGCCCCGCGTACTTGTTCGCGTAGGTGTAGAGGGTTGTGACTTTCCCACAACATCATCTCGATATTGGTTCGCATCTGATTGAATCTTTTCAGATTCAGTGCGGATAAATGACCATAGAGAAACACCTAAATCGCCCATGTTAAGCAATTTCGTAGCGTTCTCTGCATTGTATGCAGGTTCGGACTTTAACTGTTCGCCATTAGGACCTTCTTCGACAAATACAACACCCTTCCAGTCTTCAATTAAATGGCATGCAACTGCTTCCAATAGTAATTCATGAAAGAGTTTGTCATCGGATGAAGCTTTAGCAACATCAAATCCTTTAGCTGTGATTTGGTTATTCGCACGTTCTAAAGCTACTTGATAAGGCTTATATCCAATGCCTCGGATCTTGAACTCAGCAAGTACATTACCTTCTTCATCTTTATATTCGCGCCACAAACTAACGTCTTTATTTCTTTGAATATTGACTTCAAGAGCCATGTTATATCTCCAAATAAGAAGGCAGCAATAAAGCTGCCAAATCAGTATTAAGGTGTAACTGGCGCAATCACACGAGTAATAACCGGCGATACGCGAATATGGTTGTAGTTAATGTCGACTGTGATGGTGTCTTCTCCACCGCCATCAGGGTGATTAGCTTCAGCCACTTCCAATTGTGGGAACTGAAAGGCATAACCATTACCTGCATCATCTTTAATAGAGAATTCTAGCGGCATGGTGTCACGGGTTTTAATGAAGTCGATATAGGCTGCTGATTGCGCTGAGAACATGTATTGAGTGTTAACAGTCACATCTACGATCTTTTCAAGATAAGTCGTTGCAGTGAGCTTTTTAGAGCCAATACAACGGATTGCTTCCATATTGTTGTTAATGGTCAATTCAAGAGACTGCATACAAGCAGTTCCGACAACTGTTTCACCATTAACTTTAAGATCACCAACGTTAAGCGCTGAAACAAGGACTAATTCAGGGACTGGTAAAGGCGAAATAACAGGGTTTGTAGTTGTACGCTCAAACAGAGTGCCCATCAAGCCAAATGTAGCTGTGATTTTGCCAGTAGTAGCAATAGACATCGTAGCTTCATTTATGCGTACACCACGGTAAATAAATACCTGGTTAATATCTTCAAAAACTTTGACGAAGGTAAATGTCTTTCGCACATTACCGCCAAAGTTAAGAACATCACTGGCCCAGTTATTCATTGCAACTGCTGACCAGAAGTCATCGAAGAGACTAACGGACAATTCAGTCTCGAGGCTCCCCACAACTTCTGCTTCAGTTGCAAAACCACCTTGACGGAATCGCGAATCGACCACACTGCTTGATGATTCAGTGGTGACGTTTTCAGTTAAACCATCAGTCACACGACGAACGGTCTTCCAAACTGGAGTAGTTGGTAATACTTCGGGGGTTTGTTCCTCTGCATAATAGAGGCGAATCTTTGCACCACTCGACATGGTTTTCTCCTTAATTTTCGGGCATTAAAAAGCCCTCGAATTGAGGGCGTTGGATGTTTAAAAAAGTTAATTAACCCTAAAGTTAATCGTCACCATAAATTCATAAAAATCAGATGTTCCAAGTGGCTGGATAGACCCCTGTAAGAGTTCTAGATTTTCCTTTCTATAGAATTCAAAATGCTGAAGTAATTGATCAGCCATTTGCGTTATCTGAACTTCATGTGTTTCGGGCCTGCACATAAGTCTGATTTGAACTATTCCCGTTCTTCTTACACATGGGGCGTCCCCAATAGCAGCCACTATAGAACCACCCCAATTAATATAGATGGCGGCCCATATACCTTCAGTGGGTACATTAATTAGTTTTGCATTGGGATATTGGATCCTGGATTGCTCAAGATAAGGGAAAGCCATCATACGCTCAATTATGAACTTTCTAGCTTGGTCAAAGTTGTTTGCCATATTAGTCCCCTAACTTACTAAACTTAGTAATCCTTTATGTAATCAATTGCATTTGTGACGATGAATCTATTTGCTGTATGAACTTTAAAACACTATTCGGAATTTTTGAGAAGCATTCAGTGTGTCCTTCAAATTTAATATTTGGCTCATATTTGTGGGGCTTCAACATTCTGTGTAGAGTATTTTCAAGGTCATAGATAAATCCAGCTTCTGACTTTAAAATAAGTAATGGATTGATTTTATAAGGAAGCGCACACTTTCCTGAGAATCTCCTCTTTAGATCTAAAGCAGTCATTCCAACCTTAAAGAATCTTTCGGACCCCTTTGTCATCTCAATTAGGTAAAGGGATGATTTATTGTCATATTTCGCACAGAATCGAATATAGTCTGATCGAGACCACCCAATATTGTTAAAGCATTTAGGGCAATTTTTCCCTTGTGCATGTGAGGCAATTTGCTGCTCAAAAACCCCATGCTCTCTGCAAATAATTTTAACCTTTGCCCTATTGTTTGTTTTGAACTCTACCAAACTATAATCATAACGAGCACCATGTACCGCCTTGAAAGACTCCAATATTATTTCAATATTTAATCTTCTATTCTTAATACACTTTGGGCAGCCTTGCCTTCTCATATAGTGATGATGATATGTCTGCTCAAAAGAACCATGATCTGGACAAATAATGATTGATTTTACCCTAGCGCCTTTGAAGTTAAATTTTGAATAATTATACCTATCACCATGAACTGACTTAAACCGTTCAATGTGATCAGTAACTCTCAACCCATCATTTACGCAAGCTTTACACCCACCATTTTTTTTATAATGGTTAGATGGGAGGGTAGTAAAAACGCCATGAATCTTGCATCTAATTGCTACTTTTGTTTTTGCATTAATGTAGTTTGTGCAATCGTATTTAAATTTATCTCCATATAAGCCCATGGACTTGGCTATGAACATTTGCGTATCAAGTTGATGGGGTTGCTTTTGAGATGTTTTGGGTGGAAAATCTGCGATAGTCATAACATACTCCAAGAAAGTAGGTTTGATTAGAGGCCCATTTAGACTGCAATCTTCATGGGCTTTGCTTTACTTAATTTTAACACATTTATCTATATTTTTCAGATATATATGTAAATGTTGTCTCGTAAAATCCTGTAGGATCTTGGCGACTGTAGCCGTTTTCTGTTTTACCTGTTTCGACCTTTGGATTTTTGGGATAAAGTCCATAGTTGAGAACATATGCATAAGGGAGGCTATTTGATATATAGACAGTTTGGAATGGTTTTAACCGAACTAATTTACTTAGCTCACTATTTAAAGTTCTTTGTCCGCCCTCATCCACATCATTCTTGTCAGCCTTACCATCAATACTGCCTATGCCAATACGGTTGTTTGCTCTTACAGCTCCCGTGTCTACGGCACTAGACATCACCACACCACCAAGGGCATCAATCACAATATCTTTTTGCTTTTTGGTTAGATCGGCTTCAATCGTTTTAGTGAAGGCACTCGGTTTGCTTGTCCAACCCATGGTGTTATACCTTTCTTAACTGACAGATCCACACACTTGACGATGGATCTTTTCCGTAGCTCACAACACGATAATTCCCGCCTTCAATCACCCAAATGTCATTAACATCTGGATCAACTAAAGTTCCTGCTGCATCTTTCACTTCATTTTGCAGGAGCACGCCTTTGGAGTCTGTGGCGCGGTAATCTATCGGCTTGACCAAATCTTTTGCCCAACTCCCAAATAAGACACCACGACCGCTATATACATATTCTGTGTAAGTATCTTCACCTGTAGCGGGATTGGAGCTAACTAATTTTTTCCGGGTACATGTGAAGGTAGCTACTGCGTCTGCAAGCTCATCCACTGCATCAAAGGCAGCACCAAGTTCTTGCTGAATCTCATCACGCATTCCCATGACTTACTCCGTAATGACATATGTGTTGATGTGATACTTCTCGCTAAAGAATGGTTCTAGAAGGTCAAGGATGAATTGCATATCTCCACTTACTGACTCTTCTTTGCCTGCAACATAGGTCTTGCTTACTGATGTTCCAGATTGAGCAGATACGGTCTTAGAAGCAACCACACCTTCTTTAGTTGTGTAGAGTTGCCCTGCTGCTGCAAGCTTTGCCAAATACGCCCCTGCTGTAAGGATTGCATCTGGCACTTCACCTTCTGGATAGTTAGATAAATTTCTAGCATTAAGCCACGCATTAGCCTGCATCACAGCAATAACCGGATCACCAGTTCCCCACCAGTCAGGCCCTAGCTTTTGAGTCACACTTTCGACTGTTACATAGTTCATAGCTTAATCCTAAAAATCTAATTAAGAAGGACGGCCCGAAAGCCGCCCTGCTTTAGTTATGCACCACCATTCAGCGGTGCTTCTGGCACAGGAACTGCTACTTCTGGGTCCTTAATGCCATAGTCACCCGCTGTTTTGGCAGGGTCAAACATAGTGCCTGCTGCTAATTTGTCAGTCGCATCATCAGCATATCGGCGGTCAGTTGGATATTGATATTTGTAGTCTGGTTTCTTATCAGCCATGACTGCTCTCCTTAAAGGTTAGTAATTAGGAAGCGAATTGAGGTATCTTCCACTGCTGTTTTAAGTTGCCAGTTTTCTGCTTTCTGCAAGTCTGCCCAAGATGCACTTAGAGACTCACGGTCTGTACCACCTGTCAAAGTATTTGCAGGCGCAATAAAACTAAACCCTTGCGGATGGATTAGCATATTTCGGCGAGTCCATAGGATTTCGTGTCCAGCACCATTACCAGTTGATTGCGTTTCCTCAACAGCTAAGTCTTTGCGCCCTGGCACAGAGTCATAAGCAAATGCTCGTGGACCTGCCAGAATGGTAATAAATTTCGCATTGGCACCAGTACCAATTTGGGTATTGGTATCTGTTTCAATAACAGCACGGCCGTTATAAACGGTAATCGGTGGTAAGTTTGCGCTGGTGGTTACATGTTCTAAAAGCTGTTGTTTACGCATCTTCGCAGCAATACGTGAATGCACGAACATCACACCACGTCCACGTAATGAAGCATTCATTGTGCTTTCCGCATCAATGTAGGCATCTACTGACCAACGTGAAGCATCTGTTGCTGTTGAAGCAGAGATGTCAGTAGTGAATCGCTTGCCGTTCGCCTGGTCATAATTACGCAAGCCAATTACTGTTGCTAGAGCACGGTTTTCGGCAGCTTGTTGCCAATACTTATTCAGCATTCCACCAATAAGCTCAAGTGAATTGACCTTCGATAAATACTGCCCAAGAACAGACTCAAGAAAGCCTTCGTTCATATAAGCAACGCGGCCTTGCATTTCACCTGCATCAATCGTGCGAGGCATTGCGATATCAGTCAAAATGGTGTTGCCATAGTTCTGTTCTACATTCCCATCCACACCGTTAATATATGGAACAACAAATGTTGAAGAACCACCTGTTAACAATGGACGTAAACGATCATCAGATACGAATGCACCTGACTGCACGAGTGGCGAAACTGCCACAGGATTTGGACGTAGATAAGATAAAACTACGTCACGATTAAATACTTCTACTAAAGAAGGCATGGAGTTACTCCCAATAATTAATTATTAAAGTCACCATTCGCTACTGCTGCTTGGAACCCTTGAGGGTCATTCTTTTGGAATTCCAAACGCTCTTGCGTGGTCATTTCACTTGGTTTCTTGGCAGCTCCACCACCTGAACCACCGCCAGAAGCCCCACTTCCTGACGCATTTGAAGCAACAATTAGCGGCTTGAATGCCACATTGCCGCGGAACTCTTTTTTGAGGTCATCAATGCTTAAAGCACTAGGTTTGCCCTGCGAATCTAGTACACGTACTTTGACCTCACCGTTTTCATCAGTTTCAACCTGAAGACGATTTGTAATATGTGGAAGCAAAACTGCCTCCGAGCCTTTGATAGAAAGCTCACTTGCTAATGATTGTGCTGTTTGCCCGACAGTTAATTTGTAGACTTGGTCTTGCAATGCTTTGGTAGCTTCTGCATGTTTTGCTTCTGCTTGCTCAAGCTTGGTTTTCCAAGATGCTTCAATTGCAGCAACGTCACCTTTTTTACGGGCTGCTTCTTCGGCTTCACGTTGAGCTTTTTCTTCAGCTTCACGTTGTTTTTGCTGGGCAGTTTTCTTTTCACCAAGAAGTTCTTCAACTTTCCGTTTCAGCCCATCCAGTTCTGAATTATCTTGCTGCGGCAGACCTTCAACTTTTAAATAAAATGCGCCATCTTTTTCTTCGTAAAGCGCTTTCATTTCATCAGATAAGCCCTCTAGGCTATCGAGTTTGTATTTCATGTTTTGCTCCCTGAGCGGTTTTGCAGTCACAAACTGCGGGCAATAAAAAAGCAGCCGAAGCTGCTAAGGTTTGAATTAAGTTGTTTTACATATTTCTATAAATAACTGGCTTTAATGCTTGAGATGCAATCCAAATATCGTTACGACATACAGGGCAATTCAACACATAGATAGTTTCGTTTCTATCGCTCATGACTCGCAACTCATTCTTTTGAAATTCGATAACTGAATAACACTTGCCACATGAGTCTCTATAGGTCTGCAACTCGGGCGGCACACCTCGACTAATTACTTTCATAATCCCAACCTCTTAAACATTTCTTCATCAAGCTTTTTGAGTTCAGCAAGTGTGAATGGCTGACCAGTTAAAGGATCAACAAACTTATCCAGGGAATATTTACCCTCTTTGAATAGCTTATATCTTGAAGGCCCAAGCCAAGACTTTTGGAAAGCCGCATCTTGTTTATCAAACCAACCTTTAAAAGTTGTATTTGAATCCACAACGCCTATTTCACCATCACCATTCACTTTATTGTTGAATGGCCGCATCCCAATCGTTTTACCTGACGGATTTGCAACAGGAACTAGAATCGATCTACAGTTTGGATGAAGTGGCGGTACCGGATGAGGCTCATCCTTCCTGTAAACCTTGTCCGAGTAACCCATACAGATTTTAGAAGTACGGCTATCTAGTGTGGCAATGAACTTTACATATTCAACACCAATGGATTGATACGTTTCATTCAATGCAACATTAGAAACATGACTTCTAGCTGTGCGAACCATTGTAGAAATCTGGTTTCTGCTCTGATCAAGCAAGCCATCTTGGTAATTAAGTGCTTTCTTACCCTTAATCCGCTGAACAATTTGCTGGTTTGTCTGACCTTTAGATAAGCCGTCTCGAATAGTTTGCTCTACCCGAACTTTTGCATCGTCTGCGATCTTCTCGAATAGGTAATCAAGCAAAATACCGCCACTCAAAGGCGTTTTCTTTGCCTTGTTGAATAGCGTCTTTCCATTTGGTTCTATTTTGCGATTAGCGAGGGTTTTAGACTGATATGTAGCTTCGTATACTGCCAACGCTGTTGCGCTTACAGTGAAGCTCTCAAGCAATCCTGCTGCAACACTTGCCTGCCAAGTCTGAACCAATGTTCTAACTTCTTTCAAAGCAGGTGTTGTGTATTGCGCTGCCATCAATGCAGTCTTTTCAGCGTCACTCAAGTCGTCTAATAAATCTCTTAACTTTGAAAGCATCTCGATAGAGAGCGAATCAAATTGTGTTAGGAGATTATTGATTTCAGTTGAAGACAGCCGATAAAGATAAGCCTGATGTGATACTAGAGCATCAAGCAGAGCCTGTTGTGACAACTGGATGTTCATTTGTCACTCCTGCGATTTAAACCACCATAGGTCTATTAATTGACTCGCTTTCGATACGTGTTTGCTCATCTTCAAAGCTAATTTCTGGCACTTTCCCAGTTGTAAGCAACTCATGGAATGTTTCCATACTCATTCGATTAGCAAGCACCATTTCCCAATAGAATTTAAGCGTATCAAGGTCAATCTTGCCTTTAGCAAAATCCTGCTTAATTGTGAGTTTCGCTTTTGATCCGCTTCCATAATATGCAGCACACCATTTAAGCGCGTATTCCATCGCCTCATTGGTATTAGCCACACACAAAGAAAGGACACTATACTGAGCAAGTTTTTCATTATTTGATTGAGTAGCCGTTTTATTGACTTGTTCCGTCTCAAGAATCTTGGCACCCATGGCCTGCATGTACTTTTCTTTAGCATCCATAGCCTGTTTTGCTAAGGTGCTTTCAGTGACTTGCTTGTAGTCAAATGATGAGCCTTTCGGAAGCATTAAAGGATTCTTAGAACCTAAGCGAACTCCATTTTTCTGCAACCAGTCGCGCCAACCTTCATCAAGTTCATTAATAACTGGTTGAGCTTGCCCACAGATAAATACCATTTCTTCATAGCTTGCGCTGTTTTGATAATGGGCCAAGTTCATAGTGACAATTGGTTCTAATGGGATCGGGTCAATATTCCAATCATTAGCCAAAGACCCCAAAGGAATAAAAGGAATTTCATTCCATCTTTGGCCTAATGAATTCGTTGGGTAGAAGATCTCTTCACCCTGTAACTCGCCTGATTTGTCAGTGTAAATCTGTACATAGTACTCATTGTTTTCATCAAGTCGAAGAACACGATAAATATTGACTTCTTTCTTAGAGAACTCGTCCTCTGGATCTTTTTCTGTGGACTTCTCATGCAAGACAATAAGTTCAGGCTTATAGACTGATCCGACTCGCTTTAGGCTCCAATTGATAATACTCAACGACTCATAAAAAACGATTGTTGGTCGAATACCTAAGCTCTCTGCCTGCTGCACAGACACATTGCCATTAGTAGTTGGATAATCTACGAATAAACCGCCACGTGCATGTTTAAGTTGACCTTGCAAGGCAGATTGTGCAACTTGGTAAATTGACTTGCCTGTACCATCTGCATCGTATTTAAGAAAATCCATTCCATCCGGTTCGAACGTTGGGTCCTCAGCAAATACCACGCCCACCATCTTGTTTAATGTGTCTTTAGAAATCTCATAAAACACAGCACGGGTTAAGTAAGCCAAATAATATTGATCATTCTGCGTTAAATCAGACGATACATTGGGTTTTGGTAAATAAAGTTCGCCACGCTTCTTAACCGTGGCAGAACCATCACAGACATCGTCGATAGTTTCCCAACGCTTTTTCATGTCTGCATAAGCTTGATGTTCAGTATTAACTGGCATTAGTAAACCATTCCTATATCTAGTGATCTTGCAGGACGAATAATTGGGAAGCGTTTGGCGAGAGGATATCCGCCAGCATCTCCGACATGGTCCAAGCCTGATTTCTTATCTGGCATTCCAAAATCGTCATAAACTTGCTGCTCAAAAGTTTCTGTGAGTCTTGGACATTTATTTGTATTGACTAAGAGTGTTCGCTCACCATTGCCATTTAAGATCAAAGCATTTACTGCATTAATTCGGTCTTTAATGTTCGGGTTTGTTGAATTTACTTCCACCCTTAAACCTTTCTGTCTCAATATTGCATGATCAGATTCGCTACTCTTTTTCGATGAAGTAGCTTGGCCTGCCGCATCAGGGATAATTGTCATCTCATGGTTTGGGAACTTTTCAATTAATAGATCGGCCATTGTTGGCGTATCTCGCACACCGACCAACTCATCTAAAGCTCTTGGCTTGCCATCTCGAATCACATAAACAACAGCAGCCATCTTTAAGACGTTAAAGTCCATACCAATGAGCAAAGCCTCATTAGGTCTAATTTCTTCATCTGTATGGTTTAAGGTCCGGTCGAAGTCTGGATAAACTGCTCCGCTCGTTAAATTAACAAACTGCCCTTTTAAGTAGGCTGAAATCAATTGAGGTGGGTAAGACTCAAACAATGATGCAATGTAGTCATCAGGAAGATTGGCTTCATTGTCATAAGTAGATGCCTGAATCATTCCATATAGAGCACGTTTAGCATCACTTAGGTTTGCTTCCTTAACAAACTGTTCATGAGTGAACTTAAAACCCTCTGGCGTTGTTGCAACATCAATACCGTTCAACAAACCAGCTTGTTTATAACGCATACGAGCAATGATCTTGCGCCAAGCTTGTTGAGCCTTGACCTTTGTCATCACATCAAGCTCATCAATCAGAGCATGACCAATCTTAAAACCTACAATAGTGTTGGGCTTTTCCATTGAACGGCAGATAATTGTGCTTCGATAATGACGTCCATAATAAAGATCCACTTCTTTATTTGATTCATAGATCTTTGTCTTTAATCCCCAATCGAAAGCAACTTCATCAATAGTGGGAAAAAAAATATCCCGGATCTGCGGATACGTTGGAGCGAAGTAACCCAACGGCACCTTTGGAAATGACCAAGATTTATCACAAAGACTTGAACAACCTACCCAAGTTTTACCTGAACCAAACCCTGCAACAAAAGCTCTAAACTTATTTGGCAATTGGAGAAAGTTAGCCTGAGGCACATTCAGTGTTGGATTGATGTTCGGCATCTTTTTTACTCGCATCTACAACATGAATAGTCACCTGCACTGGGGTTACATCTTCATCTTCTTCTGGATTAAGTTCTTTTTGGAGTTTCGCTATTTCAAGCTCTTGTTTCTTCACTTGAAGTTCGCTTATCTTATCCAATCCAAGTAACTTGGCTTTACCCATTGTTGCTGCAACTGCCGCAGACACCTGAACCCGATCTCCTTCAAATGCTGCTTTGCGTGCTTCTTCTAATTCTTGAAGCAAGTCGTCTACAGTCAAATTATGGCGGGTTTGATGTTCCTTTCTAATTAGCTCAAGCCTTGTGGTAATCTTGGGGTTCTCAAGTAATCTTTTAGCCTCACGGTTGACCGTGTTTTCATTCATTGAATCCGCATCGTAGGCTTGTCGATACGCCTCCGAAGCGTTCCCCAATTCGATAAACAATTGGCAAAAGTTCTCTTGCTTCGGAGTTAGTTTTAACTCCGCCATAAATCTCACCCATTAAAAAACCGCCACTTGGGCGGTTCTGTTTAAACAACTGTATATAAAGCTCTTGTGTCGGGATGGTAAAAACATCCGTCTGTTCCAACCGAAACTGTATGCCCATCAACTCAATGACAGGCTTTAATCTAGTTTCGCCTTCTTGCCTATGTTGCAAGGGTTACCAACTAATCCAGTGATGCCTTACTTACACTTCGCACCACTCTAACATAAATATGCCATATAACTTGCGCAAGGTCAACCTGATTACTTGTCTCTATTCTTTAAGTCAAAACGAATGAATGGGTATCTACAATGCATAGCTGCCAAACCGCAGCGAACATCTTCACGAGCATCGTGTTGGGTACGGAGGATGGTTGGGTTATCTACACGCCCTACTTTAATCACCATGTCTGACCATGAGTTACCATAAAGATAGCGATCAATCACAGCATCCAACCACTCATCAAGGATTTCAGACTGCCCTTGCATATCCAGGATGAGGCGTTGAACTGCACGCGCTTCATTATCTGTAATTTCACATGTTATACGCCCACGACCTTTAGGGATAACTGGATCATCAGAACAAAGCCAATCAGCCATGATTTGCTCTTTACCTTTCACCTCCTGCTTGCGCTTCTTAGCAGCCTGATCCATAGCGACAGCAATCGGGTTTATGCTCTTCCCACAAGTTCCAGAATTTGAGTACATCCATGCCCCAAATTGATAAAGCCATTCTTCTAGACTGTATTTAGTCCAGTCCGTTGTTTGCATAATGTGATTTACTGCCGCATTCATACCGTCACCCTTAATCATCTAATTCTGCTTTGTTTATAAGTATTGAGTACATTTCTTTTGAATAGTTTGATATTGGGAACTTCTTGCCTATTAGCTCTGCAAACTCATCATCAATTTTTCGAACAAGATCCATATATTGAATCTGCTTTTCATCAGTCTCACCTGTAGGCCATTCAGGTGTCTTAGCTTGGTACTCCTCTGCCCATGCTTTGACTTGTTCAGCTTTATCTTCATATCGAGTGCGAAAGAAAGCATGAAAACCTTCTTCGTATTGTTCGTATGTCCCAACTTCGTAAAAGACCATCACGCCACCTCAAATCATCAAATACTTTTTAATTTCATCTATGGCTTCATCTGCACCGAAGCAGACTTTGCACATGTAACCTTGTTCTTCTAAGCGCTGCATCATGAGTCTTTGACACTGAAAGGCGCTGATGCATGACAGCCAAACACGAGTAAGCTAAGCTGGTCATCAAAGTTTAATTTCTTTGTTCTATTTAAAGTTTTCATGCAGCCATTCCTTCTTCTCGAATAGTCACAAAACGGCAGATATCTAAGCGGTCCATAACTCGAACTACGCCTTTCTTGCCATGACGATTTTTAGCAACGATTAATTCGGTGACACCTGACGGTAGGTCGTCTTCACCAATGATTGGATTCGCCAGGATGATTTGATCTGCGTCTTGTTCAATCTGACCTGATTCTTTTAGATCTGATGCTTTAGGTCGCTTGCCTTTCTCAGACTCACGGTTAAGCTGAGCTAATGCGATAACTGGGCAATCAAACTCTTTAGCCAATGCCTTTAAATCACGGCTAATTGAGCTCACTTCCTGGTAACGGTCTTTCTTACTTGGGTCACGAACCAATTGAAGGTAGTCAATTACGATGCATCCTAGTCTTTTGTATTTGCGCTTAGCTTTACGAGCCCAAGAATGTATTTCTGCAATTGTCGGCTTTTGCTTGTCTTCGATATGGATTGGCAAAGAACTGAACCGTCTTTGAGCATCTGCAAATTGAGCCAACATCCCATCAAATAATTCAGCGTTATGAATGTTGTCATAAGGAATTTTGGTTAATGCTGAGATGCAGCGGTTTGTGAATGTCTCCACATCCATTTCCGCAGATACAACCAATACAGGCTCGTTGTATCGCACTGCTGTCTGAATAACTAACATTTGAGCTAGAGTTGATTTACCTGAACCAGGACGACCACCCACGATGCAGAAGTGTCCTTTTTGAATTAATCCAACAAGGTTATCCAGGTGAGTTAAGTTAAACTTTACGCCTGTGTACTGCTTGTTAGCTTTAGCCTCAGCCTTTTGGATTAAACGATCTGTAGCACGATTCAAAGCCTCTTCAAATGTGAAGCTAGTCTTCTCAACATCATTCGAAGTTTTCTTCCCATCCAGGATGCTTTCTGCTGCAATGTGAACGTCAGGGATTGTTAAGTCTTTAGCAATCTCAGCAATGCTTTGACCAATATGCTCAACTTCACGGTGTGCCTTGAACTTGTTTAGTTCTGCAACATAAGACTCCAGGTTGTAAAAGCTTGAAGGCGCTTCACTGCTCATTTGAAGCAGGTATTCAGAACCGCCCATCAAATGAATTACGTTTTTCTGCTTAAGCTGCTGCTCAACCATAACGAAGTCATAAGGTTTGTTTTCGTTAGCAAGGTCAGCAATAGCCTGGAAGATTTGCTTATGGCGCTCTGGAAAGAAGCACTCAACATCAAGATCGTTACTTACAACATCAAATGATTTGTCTACAGTCATCAATGCTGTAAGAACTGCTTGTTCCATAGGGATGTTATGAATATTCGACATTACCAATCCCCCATTTCTGTTTCGAGATTTTCAGGATTGATTGCTTGAGTGTTGTTTTGTTCTGCTTGTTTGAAAAGTTTTTCAACAAGTTTGAAATCACGTTTTACCCACTTCACGAAATTTGAATACATCTGAGTGCTTGTTACTGCACCAGTGATGATTTTGTTTTCGTAGTGTGGGTTGATTTCAAGAAGTAATTCTTCAACTTGAGCTTGATTGATTTTTGGTAAACCTGATCTTTGCATCCAAGAATTCAATTGTTGTAAATCTGGTTTCCAGATATTCAGAACTTCATCAACTGGATTTTCTTGTGTGCTCTCCTCTCTATAAATATTTTTATATAATTCTATTGTGTCTTTAGTTTCTAAAGTGCTGGCGCTTTCGTTAGTAAAGTGCTCGCGCTTTACTTTCTGTAGTGCTTTACTTTCTAAAGTGGTATTGCAGTTTTTAAAGTGCTCGACTAATGACACCTCATTAATTCTGTATTCATTACCCTTTCTTGAATCAGAACTAACAACAGTTACAACGCCTAAATCGGTTAATTCTTTTAGGCCTTTACGAACTGTAGTAGTGCTTAGTTTTTTAGAACCTTCAAGCTTGCCGCCCTGCAATTGAGAGTAACTTACAAAATCAGTAGTTTTGTCTTTAAAACCATTGATGCGGTCTTCCAGTTCAGCATACACATTACGTGCTGCATCACTAAGAAATGGACGCACATCACTACGATAAAGACGACTAGACATCACATAGCCCTTTTCGAACTTGTCTGTCATCTTGTCCCTACCTTTTGAAATTGGAATAATTTCAGCCTGCTTCAATGCACCCATCAAACACCTCTCAATACAAATGCAGCTAAATCAGCTTTCGCTTTAGCCAATGCCATAGAGTTTTCGAGAGTTCGATTAAGCACATAAGCCTCAACCGCTTTTTGAAACAAACTAATCTTCCGATTTAGTTCAATGTCTGCTAATATTGAATGGTTCATTTGGTTCGCTCCGATTGAACGTGACCGCTAACCTGTTCTCGCAGGAAGCGGTTTTTTATTTGAATAAAATCCGCATGTACTCTGGTGAAGTGAATGCATGTGCTAAATACACTCTTGTTGCTTCTGCAATTTCAGGTGAGCAATACACATCACTTTCTGGCACCACCTTCAATCCAATGGCTGTCAACAAAGAGCTAATAAATTCAATCTCTGTCAATCCATTGTTTTTCTTGTCATTTTTCATTCTCGACAAGGTGCTTGCATCTATTCCCACCTTCTCTGCTACTTGTCTTTGGTTGCTAGTATTTAGTGCTTGCAATATGAGCGATTCGTTATTGCTAGCGCTTGCAGGCAATTCATTTGATACTTTGCTCATGGTTAAGGTCCTAAGCGGTTAATGATCCAAGGTTTCTACATTTTGTCGTCTGGGGACGAAGTTCAATCCAAATATCTTGATAGTTATCAGGGAAAAGCTCTTTTCGTGTTGTTAAACCAAGATCTTCGGCAATAACTGCTAGCCTGATTTTTCTATCAAGGGGAATAACCTTCCATCCACTAACTGATGACGGTGCAATCCCTAGAAGTCTTGCTACCGCTGTGACACCACCTAGCTTGTCAATAAGTTGTGCGTCATTCATAACGTGCTCCTAATTTTTCTTTAATTATTAGGTATTCCTTATATTAAATCAATAGGAATACCTAATTTTATTTATGTTAGGATTTCCTAACATTGTGAGGATAGTTGTATGAATACTCTTGCTGAACGACTTAGGTATGCCATGGAAGTTTTGCCACCTAAAAAGATTAAAGGTGTTGAGCTTGCTCGTGCAGTAGGAGTTAAACCTCCTTCTGTGAGTGATTGGCTGTCTGGAAAATCCAAAACAATGGAAGGTGAAAATTTATTACGTGCCTCAAAATTTTTGAATGTTAATCCTTTATGGCTTGCATCTGGCACGGGAGAGATTCAATCAAGCACGAGAGATAAATTTAAACAACTGGATATCGAAGAGTTCAAAAAGAAATACAACATTAGTGATAGTGATGAAGCTCTTTTATTTTCAACAATTATCGAAAAACCTTTTACCCCATCATCTAAACGTTGGGTTCCTGTAAAGGCGTACTCCAAAATGGGCATGGATGGTTATTTTACTGACATGGGTTATGAAGGAAACGCAGGTGATGGATATGTTCCAACTCATACAGCAGGTCCAAGAGCCTATGGCATTAAAGGTACTGGCGATTCAATGTTTCCAGCAATCCGTAATGGATGGTATGTAGTATGTGATCCAGATGCGGAACTTGTGCCAACAGAATTTGTTCAGGTGTGTTTGAAGGACGGAAGATGCACAATTAAGGAATTTGTAGGAATAAATGGTGGTGTTTTGAGTTTATTGGCCGTTAACGGTAGCGAACGCTTATCTTTTGACATGGACGAGGTTGAAAGTATTACTGCTATTACAGATATCGTGCCACCAAGTCAGCACAGACAAGAACATCCTTATTCGCATTAATCACAGGAAGACTTATGGACAATTCAAAACTACCAATCAACCAGATTATTGCTCGCATCAATGATGCTGCAACACATGGTGAAGCTTTGGTGCTAACCGCTGAAGAAGTAAAGATTCTTTCTAAAGATATTGGCGACAAGGTCTTTATTCCTGTGCTTACTAATGAGCAGGTTGTGCAGTTGGTAAAAGAAGGAAAACTTGGGCAGAAAATTAATAACACCAAAGATTAATAAGCTGTGAACCCGACACAGTCTTTACAACAGATCGGGTGGGGAAAATAATGAGTAAGACAGTTGTAAAAGACAAAACCGTACACTACAAAAAAGTAGACTTTCTAAAAGGCGCGAACCTTGGAAACTTACTTAAAGCCCAACTATTAGATAAAGACTCTTTTTATCATAAAGCTATTAATAGGCAGCAATTTGTATCGGCTACTAAAGATGATTTTATCCTTATAAATCACGCAAGTTCACATCAAAGTATGTTCTTTGGAGAGCTAATCATAGTGGAGTCTGGTAAAGCTCAAGCTGTTTTAAAAATAGACAATGATAGTGCTACCGAATTCCCAATCAAAACTTACTTAACGGAAGATTTACCTGATGATGAGGATGAATCTGTTGAAGTAGTGCGCAAAGAATTTATTGATAGTGTTTTATATTTTGGAGTGATTGATAATCATGTTGCAATTATTCAATCCAGATCATTAACAGCAAGAACTCTTGAGTCTTATTTAGGTTGGCTTTTGGGTGAAGCAGCTAAAGCCTTACCAGCGAATAGTGCCTTAATCTTAAAAGATGCTCCGAACCCGGCAATTAAAGAAAAATTGGAATCAACGCCAGCCAAGACCATCTCAATCTCATCTGGAATTGGATCAACAGAATTGCAACCGATTCACAAAATAGAGTCGAACGTACCAGCTAAGATTGATTACAAAATCGAAGAAAATGTGGTTGATGTTTTAAAAACTGCATTTGGTGTCGATTTGGATGATTTAAAACTTGAAGATGGCCTTGATGACGCTAATTTAAAGCTTAAATTAACACTCACCTATAATCGAAAAACATCCAAAAGCGGGCAAAAAGTAATTGATACTGTTGCATCATCTATGAGACATAATGATGATTATGTTATAACTCTTGAAGATGGTACTAAGGTCACAGCGGATAACTTAAAGATGAGTGGAAAAATATCTGTTGAAACAATCAATAATAAAGTTTATAACGACGGCCTTAAAGTTCAATTGTACAATTGGATGACTACCAATATTAATTTTGGTGATTAATCATGGCTAAACGCTACTTGCCGTTTTACAACAACGCTAAATTTATTGCATTAGTGTTAGTAGCTCTATTTGTCATTTTTTCAGTTACTTTTAAATTTCTTGCCCTTGATGTAAATATCAACTTGGTTCAATTTTCCTTTGTTTTGTTATTACCGTTAAGTCAAATTTATCTAGCCTACAAAGGTATGCTCGATGCATTGAAGCTTGATGGTTTAAATCAATCAGAGCGGGATCGCCTCACGTCTACTGTGGATATAAGGAGCAAATCATCACTATATGTTGCCATTTTATTTATAGTGATTGTTTTTGGAATGTATGTTTTCAATGCATTGAATTTACTATCAAATCAGCATCTTTTAGCATTAGTCTTATCTGTAGGCTTAACCTCAATATTAAGTTTCTTTTTGGCATGGAGTGATTTAAAAGAAATATCTATGCTTGAGAAAACCCTTAAGGCTCGTAAAGAGGCGAGAGAGGCCAGAAGCAAAGTAATGAGCAATAAATAAAAATCAAACACTACCCTTCTCACCCAACCCACCACGGTGGGTTTTCTTTTGTCTATTAAAACATAAAAATTAGGTATTTCTAATTTTATTAGGAACACCTATTGACTTAATAATTAGGTTTGCCTAATATTTATCTCATCAACCAATAAAAAAGCCCCGACTGTTTGGCGACACGGGACTTTTACTCAATGAGTGAGAAGATTATGAATATAAAAGCCAACATAGTCAAATCCATGGGCTTCGTAGGAGTAGTTAGTGCTCTAACTGCTGCTTATGCATTTACCCCAGCTAACAAAGAACCTGTAACGGTTGCAGCTCCTTTCAAAGTTGAATCAATCGACCCTGAAAATGAACAAGCAGTACTTCAAACTGCAAATGAAAAGTTCACATTAGAAGTTGATTTTGATGCTCAGTACTCAATTGATGGCAACGGCTATCAAGCTTGGCGTGAAGTTGAAATTAACGAGATTAAAGACATTCGCGTTTATGACGAAGATGGCGAGGTCTTAGCTTACGTTGATCGTTTGGATGTAGTTGAGATTAAAGATCTTATCGAATCAGGGATTAGAGAGCGCATTTAAGCGCTCCATGGTGAATGTCATGAATGCACATCCTGAAATTATCGAAGTATCAAGACTTCAAGCTCTTATTAAAGATTCTGTAAATGCCCTGCTCCCACTTTCTAGTGAGAAAGATACAGTCATCACTGATGGCGGCAATTGGATTCACTTGCGTTATGTGGGCCGTGGCACTGAGCAGATCCAATTAGAGCTAGGTGATCAGTTTTCTATTAAGACAAAAATCGCCTACCTAAGTGAGACGTTAAAAAGATTAGCAGAAATTAGAAATGAGTTGAGAGGTGGGTGATGGAGTGGATTAGTGTTGAAGAAAGGCTTCCAGCATTCCAAGAAGAAACAAGTATTTTATGCCTACTTAAAGATCAGCAAAAAGGGTTTTGGTATCCACGCCCTTACGCTCTTTTGATCGAAGTTGGCTGGTGGATACCACAAAAAGAAATATTTGTTTGCGATGGCGTTGAAGATGCGAAACACATCATTTCTCACTGGATGCCACTACCAGAACCACCAAAGAATTAGGAGAAGATTATGAATGCGCCAGTAAATACACAAGTTAATGAATTACAAGTATTAGAACAAAACGTAATTGTAGCGGCTTTCGCTAAACGTGGTGGTACAGATGAATTGTATGAACGTATTGCTCAAGAAGTTCGTTCTCATGTGCCAGATGTAAGCACTAAGAAAGGCCGTGATGCGATTGGTTCGCTTGCTTTGAAAATCAGTAAGTCAAAAACTCTTATTGAGAAATGTGGAAAAGAATTAGTAGCTGAACAAAAAGCTCAAATCAAAGTGATTGATGATGATCGAATCTCAATTGTTAAGAAGTTTGATTTATTACGTGATGAGGTTTTAGCGCCTCGTGATGCTTGGGAGCAAGCTGAGAAAGACCGTGTAGCGAAGCATAGCCAGTTTATTTCAAATATCAAAGTTATGTATGGTCTTTGTTTTGATCTTCCATCACTGGAAATCAAAAAAGCTATCGACTCCCTAGAGAGTTTAGTTGTTGACTCATCTCTTGATGAATATGAGCAGGAAGCAAAACTTGCAAAATTTGAAACTATTGAAGCACTTCGTACAGCTCTTGTTGCTCGTGAAAAACATGAAGCCGAGCAGGCTGAATTAGAGCGTCTTCGCCAAGCTGAAATACTTCGCCAGCAACAAGAACGTGAGGCTCAGATTGCCCGTGAAGCTGCCGAAAAAGCGACCCGTGAGGCGGAAGAAAAAGCACGTTTTGAAGCTGAACGTGTACAACGTGAAAAGGCTGAGGCAGAACAACGCGAAGCTCGATTAAAGGCTGAAAAAGAAGCTGCTGAATTGCGTGCTCAACATGCTGCCGAAGCAGAACGTAAACGTATTGAGGCTGAACAAGCTGTGAAGCTAGAGGCTGAACGCCAAGCAGAAGAAGCGCGCCAAGCTAACCAAGCACATCGTAAAAAAATCTGTAATGAAGCACTTAAAGGCTTATTGGCTTTGGGTATTGATGAAGCAAAAGGAAAAGAGATTTTGCAAGCCATCAATAAAGGCTTAGTTCCACATGTATCTATTAATTTTTGAGGATTAAAAGATGAGTAATATTGTTTTGTCACAAGTTAGCAAGATTGCATCAGCTTTTAATATGCAAGATGTTGATCCTGCTGAGTTAGCAAATACTCTTGTTAATACAGTATTTAAGAAAGCAACAAATGATGAATTTCTTTCTCTATTAATTGTTGCAAACCAGTACAAGCTAAATCCTTTTACAAAAGAAATTTATGCATTCCCTGCCAAAGGTGGCGGCATCACACCAGTTGTTGGTATTGATGGATGGGCACGCATTATTAATGACAATCCTGTATGTGATGGTATCCAGTTTGAACAAGATGATGAGTCATGCACATGCAAGATTTTCCGTAAAGACCGCAACCACCCTACTGTTGTGACTGAGTATTTATCCGAGTGTCAGGGTAATTCAGAACCTTGGAAAAAATACCCAAAACGGATGCTACGTCATAAGGCTTTAATTCAATGTGCCCGTGTTGCCTTCGGCTTCTCAGGTATTTATGACGAAGACGAAGCTCGTCGTATTGATGATTGTCATATCCCTACCGTTCAGACTGTTAGTTCAGATGTCCCTAAAGGTTATGAAGCCTATGAGCAGCAGCATTTAGATAACATGCGCGCTTTGGCAATGGAAGGCACAGAAGCCTTGCAAACTGGCTACGCTGAATTGCCTCAGGGCGACTGCAAAAAATACTTCTGGACTAAGCATAGCGCTTCATTAAAAGAAGCAGCACAAAATGCTGATCAACCACAAGGGCAAGTGTATGAACATTCTCCAGCGTAGTGAAGATTGGCATTCGGAACGCTGTGGCAAAGTCACAGCAAGCCGTGTAAAGGATTTAAATGCAAAGCCTAATAAAGGCAAAGCTTTAAATGCATTGGGTTTAACTATTCTAGCTGAGCGCCTCACTGGCGTTCAGAAGGAAATCTTCACAAACCAAGCTATGCAATGGGGTATTGATAACGAGCCTCATGCAATTGCGGCCTATGAAAATGAGACGGTTAACTTTGTAGTTGGTACAGGTTTAATTGACCACCCTTACATTGAAATGTTCGGGGCTTCACCAGATGGGCTTGTTAATGAAGATGGTCAAATCGAAGTTAAGTGCCCAGACACTACAACGCATTTGAATACCTTGCTGACTAAGCAAGTGCCAGATGAGTACATCCCGCAAATCACTAGTCAATTGGCTTGTACTCGTCGTGAATGGTGTGACTTTGTGAGTTATGACCCACGTCTGCCAGAAGGACTACAGATCATTATTATTCGCGTCTTTGCTAAAGACTTGGCTATCGAAGCATTAGAGCAAGATGTTCGTAAATTCAACAAAGCTATAGATGACGCAATTAAAACACTGAAGGTGGCAGAATGAACGACTGGCAAATATTAAGAAGTCGGTATGGCAGCAACCGAAGTTATAAAAACCGTATGGCTCTTAGCACATTCGAACTAGAGCACTTTAAAGAATGGCTAGTAGATCAAGGCGCAGACGTCTACAGCAAGACAGAACAAAACGAACTTTTAAGATTTAGATTAAACGGCCAATTAGGTATTTGGTATGAGTCAGGTTCAGGAAACCTACTAATGCATGATTTGGCAGATAAGTATTTGGAGACAGCAGCATGACAGATTTGAATAAGGAAAGAGAGGCTTTTCTGAACACCTTCCAATATTACAAAGGAAGAAGAGACATTATTTTTAGTAATGAGCATGAACTGTTTATGACTAGATCAAACAATCCTTCTGAAATTGCTCAGAAAGAAATAAGCAACATGAATAACCGTTGGGATGCTTGGCTTAGATGTGCAAAGCATCGTGATGCAGAGCTAGAAAAAGCCAAAGCTCAGGCGGTGCAACAATCTTTTGAGATTGGTCGTCTTCAAGATCGATTCACTGAATTGCTTGATGAAAGACAAGATTTGTATGCACAGATTAATAATGATCAGGCGGTGCCAGATACTCAACAAAAGCTTACAGATACATATTATTTGGAAGGCTCAGATTATGTAGTTGATTGCCCTTTCGAATATGACATTGAAATAGATAAGGGAGAAGTGCTTGAGTTGCAAAAATGGCAACGTACTGAGTCAACAAAAGTATATTTTGCAAATATCTATGAAGATGAAGATAACTTTGAAATTCTTCAATTCGCTTCAAAAGCCGAAGCTGAAAATGCAGTTGCAGAAAACTTGAAGATGTTAGAACCAAGCGAATCGGGAGCTGAACAATGAGCATAACTCTTAATGGTCACCAATTAAAAAGCCTTCTCGAATTTGTAAATCCAGATGGTGAAAATGATTTAGATCAACTTGAAACTGAACTAACTATTAAATTTTTTGAAGATGGGCACAGTGGCAAAGGCTATTACTTTTGGATGACCGAATATCCAGAGGAAGGCAGCATGTTGTTGGATGTTGAATCGGGAGCTGAGGGATGAGTGAATTAAAAGTTAAAACATGTGAATTTTGTGATGATGGAAATGGTGAATGCATCTTCCCCTATTACGGTCTTGCTCCTCATATTCACACCAAACCAATTGGCGGCACGGTATTTCTTGATGAGTCATTTCCTGAAAACTTTAGTCCTGATGGGGATGGTTTAGGTATGTATACACATTGTCTTAATTGTGGAGGTGACGGCACGTTTGAAGGCACTCAATTAGAAGTTAAAGCGGAAAGTAAGGAGGGGTGAATGGAGATTGATCGTCGTGTACGTGCTAAAGAGTTTATGATGCTAATGTCTATTGGCCGGACTAAATTCTATCGCATGATTAAGAATGGTGAAATTCCTCAACCTATCAAGGTAAGTGACAAAGAGGTATTTTGGCACGAATCAAGTGTTAAGAAAGTTGTCGAAAAACACAAAGATAATTCTGATATGATAGCCTGCTAA